TCTAAGTGTAATATAAACATAGATCGTGATGTTAATGGTGCAAGAAACATAGCCATTAAACGTCTGAAGGAAGTGTTATAACTTCTCTTCCCGGTGGAGCTCACACCGGTCAAAGGTAATTTACAATAAACACTTTGTTGTTTAATGTAGGTTGACTCACGTAGCGGAATGAACTTTAACTTATTTGTCTAGTAGCGTTCACACAGTAAGATATACCTTTTTTTGGTATATTTTCAATTATGGGCTTAACTTATTTTACTCTTTCACTTACTACGTAATCAATCTCACGCAGAAGTTTGGCAGTGTCCTCCCATCCCAAGCACGGGTCTGTCACTGAGACATCATGACACGCATTAGGTATAGCAGGTTGATTACCAGGCTTCAGGTGTGATCCTATCATAATACCGCAAACACGTCGATACTTACTAGCGAGTAGAGCATTCTGACATCCTCTCTCCAGATCTTTGTTTGAGTTTTCGTGACAGCAATCTACCACAATAGCTACAGATTCCTTCTCTAGAACCTTAAGCCCCTCATCTATATTGGGGCCGTTCTTATACGACCCACGAAGCACAACGAAAGCATCATCATTGCCTGTAGTGTGCACAGCACATATTCTGCCTCCTGCGTTAACCCCACAGAAAGAACGAGGAGCACGCGCTGCTATTACTCCTTGGAGGGCAACCCGAGCATCACCGTCCGAAGGATTCTTGATTCCTACGGGGAATGACACTCCACTAGCTAGGTTGCGATGTATCTGGCTCTCTGAAGTACGGGCACCGATGAAGCCAGCGCTGAGATAGTTATTTAAATACTGAGGCTCGATGGTCGTTCCTAAGAGCTCCATACAGATAGATTGTTCAATCTTCTCTACAATCTCATAAGCAAGACCAATGGTTCTCCTGAGTCCGCTAGAAATATCGTTCTTACCGTCCATGTCAGGGTCTTCCAGGAAACCCGTCCATCCTATGGTAGTCCTAGGTTTTTGTACAAAGAATCGCATTATAAGAAGTAGTCTGGGAACCTGCTCCTGTAGACACTTTAGCCTCGTTGCGAATTCGACAGCCGACTTTTCCGAGTGGATCGAGCATGGTCCTACGAAGACCGCCAGACGATGGTCTTCTCCTCTTAGTATGTGTTGCAGAGCCTTTCTGGTATTCACTGTGATGCTTCCTTCTAACGGAATAACAGCCTCCTGGGGTACAGGTAGTTCAACGTATCTCCGGACACGCTGATCTTCGAGTCTGAGTGGGACATTCATTTATATGTTCTACATACGTAACCCTTCCTTTTTAACTTATGATAATGGTGTGTATCACAAGCTTAGATGATGTCGGGTGTGCCAAGTACTAGGGCTACCTCTTTTGCGTTCTTATTGATGGTTAGCTCTGATAGATCTACTTTCTTAGCGAAATCTTTGAGACTGATGTCTAACTTCTTCTTTCTTATCCAGTAGTAAGTGAGTGCGGCTGCCACAGATTGAGGACGAGAGCGATTAAGCTTTGACGAGCGGTTCTTAATTCGAGCATAAAGATTGATCACCTCCTTCTTTTGATCTGGAGTAGCTCTAAACTTGTTCATGATGTCATGCACAAGGTGTACTGGAGTAATAATGGTTGTGTGAATCTTGGAGTCTTTTGGAGCATTGACAGCAACAATCTTTAGGCCATGGAGACCATTTTTACGCGTGAGGCCGAAAAGCTTTACCAGGTTGTCAGGGGTTTGGTGTTTACCTGACATCTTGTATGCATGGAAGATACATGCAAACACTATGGCTTTTCGAGAATTACCTCTGTAAATTTGACCTTTAGTGACCTGGGTATAAAGCTCGTCCGCTTTAGTCACTATGGTCTCACTAAATCCCATATTTTCTACGTCTTTATTAATATTCCTCTCCTCGGTCTTGCGTATCTGGACTCTGTTAGGATCCGAGGAGCGTCTACTATCGGATGGTCCGTAGTATCTCCACTCTTTCTCGTGAGCGATAGTGTGTTGGATTTCTTCTCCACATGAGATACATGTGACCACTCCCGCCTCTGTAATTAGATCAGAATGTTGACATGTTACGAGGTCTTTCTGTGGGGAAGTACTAGGGGCTTTAATAGTCTTGTATGCGGCAAGGGCTTGGTTGAACAACTCAAATTGGGACATGGTTAATCGGATTTAGTTATTCCAATATTTTCGTTTCCTATTTCGTTTTTGTATTTACCTATGTAGAAACTTGATTCATAGTAGTCCTAGGGAACTGTTTACGCTTTTCGCTGATTTCCCTTTGGAAAGAGATTGTTGTAAATCTTTAAGATATGTATCATTTTCGCTACCTTTCTTCGTGAACTCGAAGGGCACCGCTATGATACAGTTATCGGGTTGGGTTTCGTGCACTTCATCGTAATCATCGATTATCACAGTGTTTCGGCTGTTGAATCCTGGTAACTTGTACTCATCCCATAACATTCCTAAGTCCTTGGACCCGCCCTTCTTTTTCTGTGAGAGGTCACAGTGATAAGACCAGAAGATCCACTCTAGGTGGCGATCGGGTTTAGCAAGAATAATCTTATCTACTATGAATAGTGCGTAGTCCTTACTGGCTGCAGTCCACACTGAGACATTAAAGTTATCAAATAGATAATCCAGGAAACTCTGAAGACCAGGTCTCTCGAACACGATATAGTACCCATCCATGTCATGAAACTCAAACTTCTTGGCTCTCGCTTTATTACCGTCGTGATCGTATTCATCGGTGGACTCGGCACTGATCAGGGTTTGGTCTAGGTCAAGAAGCACATTCCGCTTCTTCTCATTCTTGTTTTTCACAGGAGAATAGATATTGTTAGAATTTGTCATTTATTATAGCACCTATCTTTTTTTAACATTATCTGCTGCGCCTGGACTTGTTGGACGATGATTCCCTTTCTTTCTGCATAGCCTGAGCCATAGCCATTAAGTCACTTGATCCCGAGCTGGTACGCGAGGACATCTCTCTATTCTGGTCTTCTCTTTCTCCAAAGGCTTGGGATATCTCATACTCACCAGCCCCTTTTCTCACACTGACAGGGGGTGGCTTGGGAAGACCATCCTCTTCTTCGCTCTCGGAATCTAGATCCATTATCTGTGTGGTTTTCTTAGACTTTCGAGGTTTGGGTTTGGGTTTTTCCTTCGGAACACTTTCAGTCTGTTCTGGTGGTGATGAAGGTAGAGATGGTTTAGGAGTGGGTGGAGGTGGGGGTGGGGGAGGTGGGGGCGGAGGCGGAGTCAACTGCTGCACGGTATGTTGAGCCCACATGAAAGCTCGTTCGCCCTCGTACTTTTCTACACCACCATTGTTATACACCATCAGCACAGTGGGTACGCTACTAACTTCTACACTGGTGGCGGTCTGTATCTTAGACCTAATATCTTCATTGTCTACGCACACAAGCGTAAGTCCCATCGCTGACCCAAGGTCAACAGGAGCTGATTGAAGAGCATTTACTAACTGCTGAGAACGCGGGGAGTACTTACTGTACAGTAATACGCAAAGTTGATGTTGCATTTTATGAGCTTTCCACCACGGTTTTAAATTGATAGAGGTCTGAAGACAATTTTAAGAATATGTTGAGGATAGATAAAATGGAGTATGCAACTAAAATTTGTAATGCACCTTTGTGCGACCTAAACTTCATGCGCCATGTTGGCTGGGAGGAGAGCAATGATTGTATCAAGAAGTATTTTAGCAAAGAGACCGTTGATATTATCTCGAGGAAGATCACAGAGTTGACCATGGGAGTTGACCCTAAGAATAGACCCATCGTTGTACCAACCCCTAGTATTTGCGGGATCATGAGTGAAGTTTACGAGTCATTCAGACCTCCTACTGGTGACATCTACGGTCGCTACAATGTTCCCTCCGGAATGGGACCCCAAAGTTACGTACAGAACATGATTGACCAGACTATCGAGATTATTACCAGTAACATTACATACAGTCTGGGGATGGAGGAGAACAACCGTAAACTCACGATATGGACCACTGTATACGGAGACTTTAATGAGCACGGGCTTAGACAGCATGCCCCCATCAAGGTACTCAATAAGAGACCTAACCCAATGGAATTCCACATGAGGTACTAGACGATAAAAATTCTTACACGAAAACATTGTATAAGAACAAATGTCAGATAATTGCAACGTGATCTGTAATAAGTCCAGCTACTGTATGACAAATAAGAACCCTCAAGTATGCCATGTATGTGATAAACCATGTAGTGGAGGTACGGGACCACCTAAACCTCCTGCTAAGAATGAATGTGCGACCAAATGTAGACCTGGTAGTTACTGCCAAAAGGGCGTATGTCACGGATGTCCTGGAACTACCTGCGGTACGGGACCACCTAAACCTCCAGGTCCACCTTCTGACCGGCCCGGTCCGTCTCCAGTACCATGTACCGAAGACGAAGACTGTAATCAAGGCCAATGGCAGTTTTGTCGTAAACGTATATGTGCATCCAGTCCCATTCCGAATCATGCCTATCCAGCCATTGCCAGCGCTACTGTGCGCCCAACTGAGGATGACCTAACAGCACTGGCTAAAAGTTTGCACGGTGGAGTAACAACCCCACCAGTGCTGCCGTGGAAAGCTCCTGCTTCAGGCCGGAGTTACCGGCTTACTCTGTGGCATGAGGGAGTCAAAGGCGCTCCTCTAACAAGCACAAAAGCCCTAGTAGATTACATGGATAAGTACATCGAGTTTGTAAAAGCTAAACAGTTTGATAGAACCTTTTTCCAGGGAGGAGATCCTGCTATGCTGGATAACTACGGTTATCAGAAGTTTCCATACGCCGATATTGACTTTCTAGTGGATAACTATTTAGCAAAGCTGCCGTCATACACAACAGCAGGTTTGTTAGCTATTATAGACCCCAAGTACATAGGATACTACGCCTACAAGACCACAGGAGGGATTTGGGGTAACAACCCAGGATATAAGAACCCCATTGCTGACCAGACCAATTATTGTCAAACACCCTATCGAGAGTGCATGAACGACTCTGGTAAATGTGCAAACATGGTTCCAATTCCCGGTAAGCCTCCGTGTGACCCAGCCCGGTGCGCAAAAAATGTCCCGGGCAAGCCGTATTGTGATGCCAGTGGCTGTAGCAAATATAAACCTTGTGATACCATTAAAGACTACTGTCCCAAAGGTACATGCTGTGCACAATACCCGGTGGGATGCCCCAATACTTTGGAGCAGTTCTTCAAGTACGTTGGGGACCTTAATGATCGAGCCAGAAAGAAGGGAGTTAATAAAGTGATAACTACTATCGCACTGGACGGAGAAGACTTCGGGCTTTACGGCACAGATAAGTATGGGCTCGTTCAGGCCTGGCAAGCGGCTAAGAAATATGCTCCCGATGTTAATGAGATTGGCTACGCTCACGGTCCTCATACGCGTGCACGAGAGAACTGGACCAATGCTTCCTATCCAGAAATGTACTGGATTGGAGAACTAGAGAACGATGTGATTAATTGTGTGGGGTGTAAGGAGGGTGCTACTCGTACCAATCCCACCTGCATGAATTGCTTAAAGGCCATTTACCAAGAGCATCGCAATAAACCACAAGCAATGTTGGATGCTTTCTCAAAGTATCTGGATCCTATAAGTCCGTCCAATAACTCGCTCAGTCTTCCTGGGACCTGCCCACTACTATCTATCGAGCTAGCTCACATCGACAAAATAGGAATCACACCAGAGAAGACTTGTATCAAGAACGAGTTTGATAACAACGGTTTTTGTGGTACGTTCGATGGATTCGGTAACTGGGACTGGTCGAAATTTGAGGAGTTCATGAATCTTTTTGCTGCGAAATATGGAGCCAAGGAAATTGGTGTGTACGAGTTTCAGTTCGTACCTCCCGCATGGCTAAAAAATTCCGGCAAGGGTCACATTCACACAGGATCTTCGGGAGGATGCTGTAATTTAAGCAAAAAAGGAAAACATTATCTGATTATAGGAATTGTTGTATCAGTGATACTCCTTCTAGGATTAGGAGCGTACTTCCTGTTCAGGCGCAAGAAGAAAATGTAAACTCACGATATGGACCACTGTATACGGAGACTTTAATGAGCACGGGTTTAGACAGCATACCCCCATCAAGGTCTTGAACAAGAGACCTAATCCTATGGAATTCCATATGCGATATTAAACTTTCTTGTGAAGTATAAATGGAAATTTCAGAGAATGTTATAATGGTTATCGTGCTTTTATTGGGTTTGCTCCTGGTAGTGGCAAATTTCCTGATCGATGGAGCTATTGGCTCTTGTGGGTCTACAAGTATTAGCCGATGCAATAAAGGAGTACTCATGATAGGAACAGTTAGTGTAGTGGTTGCTTCTTCATACATGATCGCCAAAGCTCGGTGTGACTGTGGTCAAGCCGAGGGTGTGGATCTCGGGTTATTTATGACCCTGATAACGCTTCTGGGAATCACCCTGGTGACCTTGGGGTCAATCATACATGCTAATAGTTCTAGTACAAAGAACACTGATATAAAAGAGTGTAAGAAAGCCGCGAAGTATGCACCAATTGTGTGGGTCACAGGCCTTATCATGCTTTTACTCGGTATGGCTTACTGGGGAATAGTGATAACTAAGACTTACGGAAAAGCCGCAGCCCAATCTGAGAAATCAGGAGGACTCCTGGAAATGATGGAAACAAATCCTGAGATGTTACTCGCTGTATAGAGAACTTATTAACTTATACCCATACGAGTATAAGTTTTTTATTAGAGTACCATGTTAGAACTTTATCTTCTCCTCGTAGAGAGTAGCGAGGGGAGCGAAGCGAGGCAAAGGCTTGGTCGTACCGTGAGATTCGTAATCTACTTTATTGAAACCATCCCTGAATCTGACAATGTTCATCTGACCTCCATATGGCTCTAGGGTTCTCCAATGTGGCGCCGGAGAGATCTTCACGGTCTTGTCATTCCCCACCATAGAGTTGTACATCTTCATCAGTAACATTGATGACTGGTCGTATAATCGTTCATGGGTATGGGCATTAATATAGGCTTGGCAACAATTGAAGGAGCAAAAGACACCGTCGGTTTCGTAGTACTCTCCTAGTCTCACTTGAATACGCCTATCTCTAAGATGTTTTCTACGTTCCTTGGTAACGTCCTGTTTAATGGTATACCAGTCTTTACTAATATGCGAATGATAGGTCTTGACTGCCTGACTGGATATGTACTTGGTAGGGCATCCTATGGGTATCGTGTTAAAAGGGTGTCTGTCCCAGAAGCAATGGTATCTTAGTAGATTTACTTCCATCCTAGAGGTGAAATCTATCATAGACACCTGACAAATATGTAGCCTTTTTGACTCGTCCAGAAACGAGATTACTTCAGGTGTTCCCTTCACGGTATTAAGCTCGGTCAACTTTGTAGTCTCATCGGGCTCCTTCTCACTATGATGACTCTGGTCGTCCAGAACGACTCCATATTTCTGGTGAACCGTGGCGAGATCTATTCCAGCCAGACTGAAAAAGTACTTACTCTTTTTGCGATTCTTACTGCTCATTGTTTCTGTTTGACTCATATTAATATGTACTTTTCGTTTTTAATTTAGAATCTCATCTCATAATATAAATATGCTTAAGTGCCGAAAAAATGATTTCTGGCTGGAAAATATCCCCAATCTAGTGTGTAGCACTGAGCTGGTACCGCTTCAAGGCATGAGTCTTGCTAGCCAGTTGAATGCCGTGACGCGCCTATCTCTGGTGATCTTCATTGTGCTTCTGCTGTTGGACATCAAATGGGCTCCTCTCTTCCTGCTACTTTCTATTCTATTTATTATTATTCTTTTCTACATACAAAAGAGTCAAATGGACACGTTTAGAGCAGAACACTATAAGAGTACAGAGATTCCGGTGAAAGCTGGGAACTTACCTCACGGGCATCTATCTAGTGCTAAAGTAAAATGGATAAATGAGACCATATCGAATCCTCGCCCGGGTCGAGTAAAGTCTATACTTAATCCAGAAGAAGCAGGAAGGTTTTGCCACGATAGGCGCCCTCTAGACTATAATCCTGAATTGGTTAGGAGTAATCGCCCAGGTCCCAACCCTAAAGGTGTCTTTAATAACCCGGAGTACACGTCTCTCAGCCAAAGATTGGCAGGTTCTGCGAACCCCAAGACATTTATAGCTCCTGTAGTGACACCACCCTCTCATGCCATGGACTACTGGAGAGCCAATAACCTGGTTAACCATTCAGCTGTCAACGCGGAGAGTCAGGTAGAAGCATATCAATCCGGATACCAGACGACAAGTTGCTGTCCCGGTGAACCCACTCTACTGGTTCCTGCTAAGAACCCAGCTGACTATACTGTTCCAGTGCAGGTGGAAGACAACTATCCTCGAGAGGACTTTGGAGCTAAACACAGATACTGGAACAAACCTAAGATCAATGTAAACCCTGCTCCTCAGGTACCTTGCCACAGCCAGTTGTACGGTGGAAGTGAAGTCAAAGAAGGCTTCAAGACCAATATGCCCTTTCTTAAGACGAGTCCTCCGCTAGATGAAACTGTGGTGGTGCCTAATCAACCAGGATGGGTCAACACGACGTGCGGCTATAATCCCGAACAGTTGTTTGACGCTGGGCTTCCTACTAATCTTCCGGTCGGTAACTGTCCTCAAGATCCAATAATGAAGACATACAACGATAACCTATTCACTCAGACTATACAACCTGGTCTTTATACTCGTAACCAGATTAATGAACCTATCAATGCTAATATAGGTATCTCCTTTAATCAGCAATTCCCTCCTACCACATGTAAGACTAATGAGATTACCGGTGAAGTTAAGTATACTGAACATGACCCTAGGATTATTGAGCCCGCGACTGTGCAACCCTCTCTCCCCAGAGTGGCTCTTGCTACCGAAGCTAATGTCTACGATCCTCGCTTCTCAGGTTACGGTACTTCTTATCGCTCATACACAGATGAAAATACTGGGCAAACGCGCTTCTACTACGACGACATAGATGCTATTCGCATGCCTAATTACATCACAAGGAATAACATAGATCACCAACCTTTCGCCGACCACTACGGACCCCTTCCTCCAGGAGACGCGAATGGTAACAAGAACAACTCCAATATTAGGGCATTGGCCAACGATGCTTTTGTCTCGGGAGCTATTGAGTTTCGTACAGACTTACAGGAGAGATTGATGCGCAAGATCAATGCGAACGCATGGCAGCAACGTAAGGCTCCTATTCGTACAGGGGGACAACGCATGCTCGGGGGTATTAGGATAGTCTAATCCTAGTCTGAAATTATACTTATTTCAGTATAATTTTTACGAAGGGAGCGGGAAAGCCCACGGATTTATGCGTGGGAGTAGTCAAGTGACTTATCCCCTCCCCTTTGCATCGTTGACTACTTTAGTTTGTCGACGCTGTTCGATCTCAATTACCACTGGGTATTTGAGATATATAGTTTTTTTAGGAGCGACTGTTGGCTTCCAATTTCTTTTAAAACTTCTAGGCATCTTTAGAGTAAGGCTCCTTCTCTAAGGTCCTAT